GGAGGAAGAAGAAGAGAGAGACCTACAACTCTTTTATGGTCAATCGCAGTCTTTCTTACTTCTCTGATACAGTTGTTCTCGCAAATGAGATGAATCGATATCATCACCTAGACAATCGTCTACAATACCAATTTCTTATAAATATTGTTAGGAAACGCAAAAGGTTTTCTAAATGGTTAAAACCAGAAATACAGAATGACGTTGATGTGGTGAAAGAATACTATGGTTACAGTAATGAAAAGGCTTCCCAAGTCCTTCCTCTTTTATCACCCCAACAAATAGAAATAATAAGAAATAAGGTGAATAAAGGTGGAAGAAAATAATTTAGTATCATGGAGTCCTGCAAGTATGTTAGAGATTACTCTAGCAGAACCAGATGACTTTCTCAAAGTCCGTGAGACTCTGACACGAATCGGTGTCGCATCACGAAAAGATAAAAAACTCTATCAGTCATGTCATATTCTTCATAAACAGGGACGATACTTTATCGTTCACTTCAAGGAACTATTTTTGCTTGACGAGAAGAAATCAAATCTAGAAGTTTCTGATATAGAGAGACGTAATACAATTGCAACTCTTTTGTCTGATTGGGGTCTCGTTGAGATTCAAAACAAAGATGTGATTGAGGGTTGCGCCCCTTTACGGACAATAAAGATTATTGGTTACAAAGAAAAAGACCAGTGGGAACTATGTCCGAAATACAATATCGGGAACAAATAAAGAAAACTTTTATATCTCATCTTTCAGATATTCGAAACAAACATAGTTGGAAAACTCATTTTGATATCAAGTTTTCTTGGGATGATATAATTCGTTTATTAGATACTCATCCAGAAAAACTTTTAAAATGGAAAGAGGATAAACAGAAAGTTGAGATAGAGAGGTTTCATCTACGACCATCTGCACCTCCGATTGCACATGATGTGGTTTCGGTGTTGAATGATATCTTTGTTCCCAAAGCACCTCTACCTGAATTGTATCGACCACACATTAGTAATATAGTGTTCGTTGGCTTTGGTGTTGGTTCAGGTTCATATCCCAATCATAAGGATAGTATGGATGTCTTTCTTATTCAAATGCTTGGAAGTGTTAATATCACAATAGACGAAAAAGACTTCTTTCATATGAAGCAAGGTGATGCGGTGTGGATACCAAGAGGGACATATCATCAAATTCATACAATGGGTTCAAGGGTAACATTCTCGTTTGGTGTTGAGACAGGTCGCAGTCCTGAGTGTGACCCTGCTACCTACGTCTAGATTGTTTCTTTTCTAACTTCTTTCGCTTTGCGATAGTTTGAGGCATCGGGCCTGAGTTGAGTTCCTCAGTATGATTACGAGCGTTCTCTATCATCGCTGCTAATTTGATTGCTGTTTCGGGTGTTTGAACTTTTTTCATGGTTTGCTCTTGTAATTAGAATACATACTTCTTATATATACTTATGAGGATGCCGATATCGGGTTCTCGATTTGTCTTGCTAATTTATAGGAGATAACGACATGACAAAATACGAAGTAGGAAAAACGCATTTTCCAAAATCAGCGTTCATTGGTTTCGACCATTTGTTCAACGAACTTGAGTATGCAACAAAACACGCTCACGACCATTATCCACCTCACAACATTATCAAAGAGAGTGATGATGAGTTTACGATTGAAGTTGCGGTTGCAGGATTTACCCAAGACCATTTGAATATTGAACAGAAAGAACGTTCTCTCACCATTACAGGTGAGTATGAAAGTAAAGGCCGAGAAGTTATTCATCGTGGTATATCCACACGAAATTTCAAACGTCAATTCCGTTTGTCTGAGTATGTCGAAGTAACTGGAGCGTCTCTGAAGGATGGTATTCTCGCAGTAAATCTGAAGTTAGAAATCCCAAAAGAGAAGCAGCCTCGTAATATAACAATCAGTTAATCACGAGGAAAAAGAAATGACCCAAAACTGGCTCGAACGTGGAGTGTTCGCCATTATCGCACTATGTATTGTTGCGATTGCGGCACAACCACTCATCTAACAAGAATGGTCAAGGGGGCAAAAGTCCCCTTGACTTTTGTTTATGAGTAGTGTATAATGGTTTTATATTATGAGGATTTTATATGAAATTTTATACATCCATTGAAAGATATGGTAACACGATTCTATATCGTGGTTATGATGGTGCGGAACGCATCAAGAAAAGAGTTCCGTTCAAACCTACACTTTTTGTAGACGGACAGAGTGAATGGAAAACACTTGAAGGTAAATCTGTTGCACCTGTCGCAATGGACTCGATGCGTGACGCAACAGAGTTCATCAAGAAGTATGAGAAAGTTCCTAACTTCAATGTCTATGGTATGAACAACTTTGTGATGCAGTTCATCGCAGAGGTATTTCCATCTGACATCAAGTTTGACTCCAATCAAATATCAATCACCACAATCGATATCGAGGTTGCGTCTGATGAGGGCTTTCCCGAACCCGAAACCGCAAACTATCCTATCATCTCAATCTGCACAAAATCAAACAAAGAGGATTTCTTTCGAGTATGGGGTCTTGGTGAATACACACCCAAAGATGAAAAGACAATCTTTATAAAGTGTGATAGTGAACTCGATTTGATTATGTCGTTTCTTGCTTACTGGTCAGACTATGGACTTCCTGATATTGTCACTGGTTGGAACTCCAAACAGTTTGACATTCCCTATATGGTCAATCGCACACGCAAGGTAGTCGGTGAAGAGTCGGTCAAGAAGTTCTCTCCGTGGGGTGTGGTGTCACCTCGTAAGGTTCGTGCCAACAAGTTTGGTATGAATGAGGTTGATACCTATGACATCATGGGTGTCGCACAACTTGACTATTATGACCTGTTTCGTAAGTTTACCTACAACACGCTCGGTCAACAAGAGTCCTATCGACTTGACCACATTGCGAATGTTGTATTGGGTGAGCGCAAACTATCCTATGAAGAACATGGCAATCTGCATACACTCTATAAAGAGGACTACCAGAAGTTTATTGACTATAACATCAAGGACGTTGAACTGGTTGACAAACTCGAAGAGAAACTTGGTCTCATCAGCCTTGCACTTACTCTTGCGTATCGAGGTGGAGTGAACTATGAAGATGTCATGGGAACTACTGCTATCTGGGACTCAATCATCTATCGTATTCTCAATCAACAGAAGGTTGTTGTTCCTCCAAAGGTTGAAAAGGTAAAGGGTGATTACGAAGGTGGATATGTAAAAGACCCGATGGTTGGTTCGCATGATTGGGTCACATCTTTTGACCTGAACTCTCTGTATCCCAATATCATTGTTCAATACAATATGTCACCTGAGACCGTCATTGATGGATTGATTGATACAGATGTGGAACGCATGTTGCGTAAACAAACTGAGATAACAGGTAAGTATGCGACTGCTCCAAGTGGTGTTCGTTTCTCGGTTGACCGTGAGGGTGTCATTCCAAGTGTCATTCGTCAGTATTATAGTGAACGCCGTGTCATCAAAAAAGAGATGTTGGACTCACAACAAGAGTATGAACAGACACCAACCAAGTCTTTATCAAACAAGATTTCCCAACTAGACAATCAACAGATGGCTATCAAAATCCTCATGAATAGTCTGTATGGTGCTTTGGGTAATAGATGGTTTCGTTACTTTGACCAAAGAGTTGCGGAGTCCATCACACTAGCGGGTCAGTTGTCAATCAAATGGGCAGAACGTGAAGTCAACAAGGAGATGAATAAACTCCTTGAGACTGATAAAGATTATGTGATTGCCATTGACACTGACTCGCTCTATATTAATATGTCTGAGTTGGTCAAGAAGTTTGACCCCAAAGACCCTGTGAAGTTTCTGGATAAGATTTCGTCTGACCACTTCGAGAAAGTTCTGGAGAAGTCGTATGAAGAACTTGCAGACTACACCAACGCATACGTCAATCGTATGGAGATGGGTCGTGAGGTGATTGCTGACCGTGGTATCTGGGTTGCTAAGAAACGATACATTCTCAATGTTCATAACTCTGAGGGTGTGCAGTATGCAGAACCTAAACTCAAGATGATGGGTATCGAGGCCATCAAGTCATCCACTCCTCAAGTCGTGCGTCAGAAGATGAAAGAATTATTTAATGTTATCATTGAGGGTGATGAGTCAAATACTCAACAGTTTATCAATCGTTTTCGAAATGAGTTTCAATCACTTCCTGCCGAAGATATCTCATTCCCTCGTGGGGTGAGTCAGGTAAACAAATGGAAAGACCGTGACTCTATCTATAAGAAGGGAACACCCATTCATGTTCGGGGTGCGTTACTATATAATCACTACACCAAAGACCTAAGATACGAGTCAATCAAGAATGGTGAGAAGATAAAGTTCGTGTATCTCAAACAACCCAATCCTATCAAGGAGAATGTCATCACCTATCCTGTCAATCTGCC